CGCTGCGGCTGGTGGGTGCGAAGGCGCGCGCGAACGAGGTGCGCACGCGAGACAAAAAGCCCGACCGGGAAATACTCGCGAGTGTCATGGGCGGGTGAACTGCACGCGCAGGGACGACGACGGGGCACCGGCGGCAGCGGCGGCGCGTGCGTCTTCCTGCTCAACGAGCGCCTTGAAATACTGGTACGCCTGCATCTTTTCAGGCAGCGACATGCGGCGCAGGCTCTTGCCGTTCACGCTCATGTCCTGCATCTCGGCGGTGGCGAGGCCGTGGATGGATTGCTCGAGCGCTTCGAATGTCTTGCGCGCGAGCGAGCGCGAATCGAATGCGGCAGTCGTGGCGGGATTCGGGCGAAGCGAGATCGTGGCCTGCGACACGACGAACTTGTCCGTGCCGTCGGACACATAGCCGAGGAGCGAGTACGTGCCGGGTGTGTAGTTCGCGGTATTGGCCGCGGACACATTCACCTCGTGCGACGTGCCGTTGCTGCCGGCGGTGATCGCGATGCGACCCGAGGCGCCGTTGCTATGCGTCAGGGCATAGGCGAGCGTCCAGGTATTCGCCGGATAGTCGGCAAGTGGTTTCTGCCAGATCCACGTCATCCCAGCGGTGAGCGTGGCCGGCTCCGTGGTAGGAATGACAGGCGTGGACATCGCGGCTCTCGCTCATGGGCGGTATGTCAACCCGAGCGGTGAGCAGATCGATGAAGCACACAAACCCTCTCGTCGTGGGTTTACCGGCCCTCCGCGCCCGTCGGCGAAGAGAGCCGGAATGTTAAGCCTAGGTCTCCAGTTATTCCCCCGCTTGGGAGACTCCACGGGACGCCTTGCGGCGTTTCGCATAGTGCTCGTCAGCCACTCGAAAGAGTGCGGGGCCAGATGTTCCTGTGTCAGCTCAACTGAGGAACCCACGGCGAGAGGGTTCGTGATTCGCGAACCGTAGCATTTTTTCGAAAGAATTCATCACGAAAGGCGTCACATCCTCGCGTGCGCCAGATCAATCACCGACACCTCGGGGTTGCGCGTCTCGCCGTTGGCGCGCAGCGTCGAGAACTCGGCGCGCATGGTGTCGTCGATCGCGGCATTCGCACCCTCAAGCGAGGCGCGGATGAGCGACTCGGGGTGCAGCGGACAGCCGGCAGCGAGATGCGCGCCGATCTTCCGATAGGTCGAGAAGTAGGCCATCGCGGCATTCATCCCGAGCACGGCGAACCGATCGTTCACGCCGCCGAAGCGACCCCACCAGGGCGTGCGCGCGCGATTCGATTTGATCCGCGGCGGCTTGGTGAACGAGTGAAACCAAAGATCAGGCCGGCAGCGCACGACCGTGTCATAGTCGCGCAGGATCGACGGGCCAGCGCTCTCTATGAAGTGGTCGAGGCAGCGATTCAGTCGCCAGAGTTGGCCGACGACGTGCTCGACGGGGACGCTGATGGCGTATGGCGCGTGCGCCGCCGCGGTGATCCACTCAGGCGGGAACACCATCGCCGGCTGCGGTGTGGTATCAATTGATACCTTCGCGTCCGGATACTTCGCGCGCAATAGCTCAGCCTTCGGCGCGTCTTCATCCGGCTCCGTCGACACGAAGAAGTCGGCGCCGGGGAAGTGGCGAAAGACGAACCAATGCAGGCCAGGCAGGCAGCGCTCGAAGCTGCGGATGTGGCCGCTGAGGAGGATCGCGGTTTTCATGGCATGTCGTTCTCTTGGTTTCTGGTCCACAGTCCTGCAAAAATAGCGACTGCACCAGTGGCGCAACACTTAGCCGAAATGAGCTTCTCGCCTTTCGCATACGTTGCCCAAGTTGCCAGCGTGGACAGAATCGCAAGAATGCAACACAGCACCATGATCGCGGTTTTCACTTTTGCAGTCTCGACAGATCCGAAAACCAGCACTGCCCGGCCGCGCCGATCTGCCCAAACGATTCCTTCACTGCCTGCACGACGCCAAACGTCGGAGCCTCGTAGAAGTCGTCGCCGCAGATGATCGTATCCGGTCCGGCGCACAGCCGGCGCACCTGGCGAATCTGCCGCATGACCGTCTCGTAGTCGTGCGCGGTGTCGATGTAGATGCAGTCGAATGTCTCCTGGCACGCATCGAGCCACGGTTCGTCGCTCGACTGCACGATCGTCACGCCGTCGGCCACGTCGAGGCGCTCGAGGTTGTCCCGCACGATGTCGGGCGAGGCTGGTCCGATGCCGTATCCGTTGTCGCGCCAATTGCGCGTCTTGTCTTCCTCGGTCCAGTCGTCGCACGGCGCATCGGCGAAACGGTCGACGCCGGTGATCGTGAGCGGAACGTCAGGCCGCGCGGCGCGGTGGGCGTGCTTGAGCAGCGCGATGTCGCGCCCGTGAAACACGCCAAGCACGAGCACACGCTGCACGTTCGTCGCCTCCATCAGCGCGCGAAAGAAAATGAAGTGCTGGATGTGCGACCAGCCGGGGATGCGCGCCATGACGCGCCCGAGGTCGCGATCGAACAGCGCCGACTTCATGTAGTGGCTGTCCTTGATCGTGTGATACAGGCGCTCGAACGGGCTCGGGGCGGCTGTGGTGGGCTGTGCGGTTTCGGTGGGTGTGTCGGTGGTCATGTGGAATATGTCTGATGATAAGAGATAGCGCGTTACAACGCAGCGATCATGGTCACGGTTCCGCCTAACTCATTGGCGCGGGCGACAGCCTGAGCGCTAGCGTCGGCCATATCCTCGGCATCAATCTGGATTTCAGTGTCCCATACATCTAGGCCTTCCCCTCCTTGGATGATTGCGTGAAATTTCATGCGTAAATAAAGACGGCATACGATTTGGCCTGATCGCGGGAAAGCGTATTCACGCCCTCATCCCTTCAATCTTGTGCTGCCCGTCTGTGTCGCGGACGTAGTTCTCGTCGAGCACGGCGCCTTTGTAGGCGTCGAGATGGCCGCGGTCGCGCAGCGTCGAGAGCGGCGTGCCCTCGATCTCGGCTGTTCCGCTGAGCTGGTGCGTGTCGAGTCCGCCGCTCGCGTAAAGCTCCTCGATGAAGCGGATCGTCTGCTGTGCTTCCTCGGGGCGCTCGCCGGGCAGGCCGACGGTGAAGGTGCCGTGCACGGTCATCCCGATGGAGCGCAGGAAACGCGCGGTGTCGGCCGCGGCTGCGAGGTCGAGGCGCTTGTTCACGATCTCGTCGACCACGCGCTGCGATCCACTCTCGAAGCCGATCTTCACGCCGAAGCATCCGGACTGCTTCATCAGCCGCCACGTATCGCGGTCGACCGTATCCGCGCGGCACATCGCGGACCATGGTAAACCCGTGCGCGCGTACACTTCACACATCTGCGCGGTGTGTTTTTGCACGAGGTTGAACGTGTCGCTGTCGTCGTAGATCGACTGATACCCGAAGCGACCGATGGCGTCGGCTAGGAAGGACGACATATACTCGGGCGAGTAGAGCCGCACGCGCCGCGCCTTCGTGCCGTCCGGATCGTTGCCGGTCATCGTCGCCGGCCACGCGCAGAAGCAGCACTTGTACGGACAGCCTCGCGACGACCAGACCTGGAGCTGCGGCGGGCGCTGTCCGGCCGGGCATGCGTCCCAGTAGTGCGTGGCGGTGTCGGGCGTGAGCAGCGGAAACGGTGCGCCGTTCATCTCGTCGGCGGTTAGCAGGTCGTGCTCGATCAAGCCACGCTCGCCGCGGATCACGCGCACGATGCCCTTCTCGTATTCGCCTTTCACGCAGGCGATGATGCCGCGAGTCGCAAGGATTTCAGCCGACTTGCTGCAGTCGCTCGTGATCGTGCCGGTAACGATGATCTGCGTGTATGGGCTCTTAAAGGTGATCAGGTCGATGACGAGCCGGTCGTGCGCCCACGATGGCGTGGCGGATTCGATCACAACGAAGTCGGGCTCGTAGATGGAAACCCATTGCGAGAAAACCGTGTAGCTCTCGCGCATCGCGACCGAGTCGCACAGGCGAACGGTGGCATCCGGAAACGCCTTCTGCGCGTAGCTCGCCGCGTAGCCCATGAAGAACGGATACGGCAGATACCCGCCGAAGCGGAAGTCATCTGGCGCGCAATGCGCCTGCACCGTGAACGGCCATCGCGAGCCGGCGCGGATGCCGTAGCGCAACGGCTGCCCGGGCGATTGGTCCCACCATGGCGGGTTGGTGAATAGGATTTTCATGGGTTTAATACTTCCTCCATCCTCCGATGTATCCACTCCCTGAACGCGCCGGCACTTGGCGCAGTGGCGCGACGGGCGCCGGTTTGGCAGGCGCAAGCGGCGCCAGTGATGCAGCAACAGTCGCCGCCGACGCCGCAGCCTTCTCGGGCGCGAGCGTCGGTGTCTCGACCAGCGCCGGCCGCGCCGCACGACGCGACTCGCCCGCCTTCACGAGATTTTCGCGCACCTTGCCCCACGCGACGATGCCGAGCGAGTGCAGTGCCGCGAGTCCGTAGCAGCGGCAGTCGAGCGCCTCATTGCGCGTGCCGCTCGTCGGTTTCTCGAAAATGCGATACGCCTGACCGAATTGGTATTTCGTGACCATCTTCTCGGCGACGAGCTGCTCGAAGTAGACGTCGTCGTAGCCGCGACCGTTCGGAAAGTGGCAGGCACGCGGGGAAGCCTGTTGCCCGCCGTCCTCGCCGATCGTGCCAGGCGCGAGCGTGAGCCGGTCGTATATTGCGATCTTCGCCGCGTTCACGCCGACCGGCCAGAACGGCGTGCGGCTCTTGTTGTTGAGCGACGGGCGCTGCGGAAGAAGCGGCGGCATCGAGTTGCCCGCGCGGCCGATACCCTTGCACGCGAACACCCCGCGGCCCATGCGCGGCTGGCAGAAGGCGAGCACGTTGGTCTGTTTGTCGCCCATGTCCACGCAGGCGCGTGTCACCTTCAGCCGGGCGCCGCACGGATGGTCCCACTCGCGCGCGAGCATCTGGTCGAGCGTCGCCCACACTTCGTCCTTTTCCGGGTCGCCGAAGATCACGGCATACTCGATGCCCCAGCTCTCCTCGTCCGGACCCCAGCCGATGAACTCAGCCTCGAGCCGGTCCTTCTGTTGGTCGACGCCGGCCGTGATGATGACGACCGGGTCCGGCAGCGGGTCGGTCGAGTAGTCCTCAACGCGCTCACGAAGCCCGACGTGGTCGATGCGCGTGCCTTCTTCCTCGAAGGTCTCGTCGAGTATCTGATTCACGAACACGCGCATCGCCGACGACCCTTCGGCCTTGGCCTTCCTGAAGGCGGCGACGATTTCTTGCAGTCGCGTCTTGAAGCCGCGCTTCGGCGGAAACGTGGAGTAGAGCCCGCCGATCGCCGACGAGCGCACGCCCGTGAATGGCGCCGTCGCACGCCACTCGCCACGAAGCACGCACGAGATACGCTCTGCGTCCGTGTGCGCGTGGTTGCACTCTTCGTCTTCGCAGACCCACCGCGGCTCCTCTACTGTGCCGCGCTCGCTGAAGTCGACGTTTTCCCAGCGGATCGTCTGCATCCGCCCGCACCGCCCGCACGGCACAAACCAGCGCTGCTGGTCGCCGGACAAGAACCACTTCTCGATGCGGCTGCGGTCCTTGATCGTCGGAGTCGACGACAACACGATGATGCTGTTCGGGTAGTTGTCGGCGCGACCGATCGCGAGGTCGATGGGGTCGCCCTCTGAGCTGTCGTCCATCGCGTCGATCTCGTCGCAGATGACGATCGGCGCCTGGATCTGCCGGAAGCCGCTCGGTGAGTTCGCGCCGATGCACGCGATGTGCCCGCCTGGATACTTCTTCAGCAGAACCGTGTTGTCGGCGTCGCGCGACCGGCTCGGCTGGATCTTGCGCGCGAGCACCGGCGTCGCCTTGAGCATCGGAGCGAAGAAGCGCTTCGACCAGTTCTTCGCGGAATCAAGCGTCGGGTAAACGACGAGAATCGAATACGGGTCCAGGTGGATCGCGCGGCCCTGAAGGTTGAGCGTGCACTCCGTCTTCGACATGCGCCGGCCCCACATCAGGACATTCACCTGCACGGTGTCGTCGTGAAACCACCGCTGAACGTCACGCACCCACGGCGTCAGCTCGGTCGAGTAGGGTCCAGGCATCGGCGTGACGCCCTTCGGCAGCACGCGATACTCCTCGGCCCACTCCCAGCAGTTCATTTCGGGCGGTGGCTCGAAGCGCGCGAATACCTCCGCGCAAAGCTGACTGGCCGCGATACCGATCACGCGACATCCTCCTTCTCGTCCACGCCAACCGAAGCCGCGCCGACGATCCCGTCGACCTTCACGCCCGACAGCGCGCGCAACATCCGGCGCCTCGTCGCCTCGGGCACTGACGAATCCTGCCAAAGAATTTGCCGCGCCTGTTCGACCGCGCTCGAC